ATAAGAAGCATAGTTGAATCTGCTTCGAAAAGCATGGGATCACTACCGGGTGAAGTTGATGAAAAGTTCTTACCATGGTGCTTCCCGTTATTTGAAAAATTAAATGAATTCTTAGATAAGTCAATGTCTTCGAGCCTAATAACTGAAGAATATGTAAAATGTGTACCGGTTAATTACGTACGCGGCTTAACGTTTAATAATGCGTGCGTAATTGTGGATGAAGCTCAAAACTTAACACAAGGGGAGTTAACTACAATATTAACAAGATTTGGTGAAAATACAAAATATATAGTAACGGGAGATACACAACAAAGCGATATTGGAACAAAAACCGGGTTTAAATCAATCGTAAATGCTTTTGATAATAAAGAGTCCTGTGATCACGGGATGTATACTTTCAAATTTAATGAATTAGATATCGTGAGATCTGAAATATTAAAATATATTGTAAAGGTTTTACAGAAATTAAAGGTGAAAAGATAAAGCTTTACGTATTCTCTCTAATACAGTTCTTCTGTTTTGACCAGCTTCTAATAGCCTTGAATACTCTACTTTAAAGGCATCAATAAATTCTTGTGATAATTCAAACTTGCGCGGATAAAAAGATCGAACTTGACGCGTCATATATCTCTCACACAGCCTATCATATGCCTTCATATAATTATTTATTCACATTGACGTCTCTTTTTATCCTCTGCGATTTGTTTTTCCATAGCTTTATTAATAAAAGAACCTTCTGTAGGATCAACTCCACCCCACGTACCACTTAGGGATTCTATCTCTTGTAATAAATCTTCATCGATAAGATTACCAGGCTCATAAATATCACCTTCTCCATCTAAATACAATTTAATAATTTCTACACGCTCTCGTCTTTTTCCAAAAACTTCAATCATCGCCGGCTTGTCGTCGGATAAAAAGAAACTAGTTTTAGGGTTATGTTGATGATCTCTGTGAACTGCTTTAAATACATGATCCACTTCTTCAATAAACTGAGGATCACTATCTCTTAAATCATCCCCCTCTAACTCTACAGATGCCACCTTAGTAATAGGTGTAAAAAATATAATATCTAAATATCTTAAACTCTCCCTAACTAATGGTATACACTTTTTAATAAATTTCTCATCGATGTCTGAATTCTTCTTTTCTTCAGACCACATACTATATACTAAATTATCTAATGGACATCTATCAAAAATAATTTTATCACCTTTACGTGTTTTTTGTAATTCTTCAATCATAAAATTGAGAATTTCCCATTGAGTTTTTTTATTAGTCTTTGATGAGTGTTCTAAGGTATTATCTTTTATAATATCTCTATAGGTTTTTTTGGTCGTCTTATAAGACGGCCATTGTTCTAAAAAATCTTTAAGTAAGGTAGTTTTACCCTGACAAGCAGTACCACTAATTGCAATCCTCATATTATTTTATATTTATTTAACTACACTTTTAAAGCCATATCCCATACTAATAAATGTAGACGAGGGCTAAAGTTAAACCTATATCTTTTAGCTAGTTCAGCTACCATGGGAGCCTTTTCTATATGCTCTTCTCTGCTGCCACAACACGGCATTAACCATACTCTACCTGTAGGAATATCAAACGGTGTAATATACTTACCAAATACTTCGTCTATATCCGACTCTTTGTCAATAACAAACTTAAACCCAGACCCATTTATAGCATGCCAGTCTAAAACTTTAGACTTATACCGCCTATCTTCTGGATCTCCATTGTTACTCATTTTAGGAGAGGTCGTAAATGTAGCACCAACTCTTTGCCATTCTTTATCAGGTAAAATAGTAGCATTGGTTTCAAAATCTATACGAGGAACCCATCCCCACTCAACCTCCATATAGTCTAAAAACTTTAATAACGCCTTTTGCTGTACTAAAGGTTCACCACCAGTAATTTTTAATATAGCACCATTGTATAAATGATCTTTATAACCACTACTTGCAAGGAAATCAAATATTTCTTTAAACGTAAGTTTATTCTTTACACTCCAAGAGATATAGCTATCACATCCATGCGGTGAATCTGCAGAAGCGAACCCTTTACATGTTAAATTACACATCGAGAGTCGCATGAATACAGAAGGATAGCCTATAAATTCACCTTCGCCTTCTACTGTATAAAATATCTTATCATCCGATAGATACATTGTGTCGCTATCACTAACGGTCATTATCGTTGATTCTTTTTCGATCATTTTTCTTTTTATCGCTTTCTTCGTCTTTAGTAAATTTTATATAACCCCAGTCAATTTCATCCCAATTAGAGACAATTTTTCTCGTATTTTCACCATTACGTCTTTTACTTCCTTTACCCATTATCTTGAGCTGTATGATCAACGAATCTCATAGTTGTAACCATTTTATCTGTATAAATTGCTGAATTATTTTCATGTTCAAATACTTCAACTCTATCTACCCAGCATCTACCATCAGTACTCTCTTTAATAAAGTCATTAGCTGTCTTAAAACAAAATTCAGCGATTCGCTCAATACCAGTACCATTAGGCATAATTCTCAAATCACATGCATCAGCTTTCTGTAGCTCTTCAAAAATAGGAAGAGCGGGATCGTCTGCCGCAATACAAGTTGTATGGTCAAATTGATTTTTAAGAAGTTTTTTAAGATGCTTTAAACCTCCGAAATCAACTACCCAATGATTATGATCTAATTGATTCGCACCAAACCAAAATTTAGCCGTTAACCTATAACCATGAACAAACCGACAATGTGAATGATCTGCTTTTGGCTGACGAAAAGCACAGCTACCGAGCTCCATGATTTTTGTACTAGTAAAACTCATATATATCTATTATAACAACAACCTAAAAGTAATCAACTGTTGATTTACAAATTAATTGTATTATAATGATTTATATGAATGAGGATTTACTGAATGAAGCCGATTACCACTACAAACTTCAATACGCGAACCAAAACCGACCAAGAACTCCGGAGGAAAAAGAGAATATTATTAATAATGCTGCAAAGGCATATGAAGGTTACATGGATGCTTTAGGTTTCGATTGGAGAAATGATCCTAATAGTTCAAATACACCTAGAAGAGTTGCAAAAGCTTTTGTAAATGACTTAGCGGAAGGGTGCTATACTGAACCTCCAGTAATTACTGCATTTGATAATATTGATAATTACGACGGTATTGTATTTCAAGGTAATATTAAAGTACATTCGTTTTGTTCTCATCATCATTTACCGTTTATAGGTGTTGCTCACGTAGCATATATACCTGGAAAAGATGGTAAAGTGATAGGCTTAAGTAAATTGAATAGAATTGTTGAATGGTTTGCGAGAAGACCACAAGTACAAGAGAATTTAACTATGCAAATTCATACACATATAGATAAAGTATGTGACGAAAATAATGGTGTAGCAGTATTAGTAGAAGCTAATCATATGTGTGCTTGTGTAAGAGGAGTTAAGCATGATAGTACAATGAAAACCGCTAGAATGTCGGGAGCATTTTTAGATAAAACTGATCTTACAAGACAGGAGTTTTATAATTTTGTGAGAGATTTAAAGTGAGTCGAATACCTGCTTAATTGCATCAGGATTTACATGATCAGGAATATCCTGTTGAATTAATTCAAAATTATCAAAATTATCTCTAATATTACTAGCGCTATAAGGTCGACCTGATGCATCTGTAGTAACATCAACTGCAGTCTCAGCTGGATCAAGAATATTTAAACCTAATTGTTCCTTTTCTGCCCATGGTTGAGCATGCGACCAACGCTTCCAATCATTATCTTTCTTACTTGCGCCTAAAGCAACAGTAGTTCCAGGCTCGAGAGTTTTAAGAGATTCATATGCCGCTGTAACAGGTGATGGAAATTCAGAAATACTTACTGTAACGTTATTTAACGGTTGTACATATAGTTCAAATATTTGTTTAGCAGCTGCAGGTGTAATTAATTTACCGTCTTTTGTTCTTCTTTCACTTTTCGCAGATGGAGCAGAAATTAAAACATGAACATGACCTTGAGGGTATGTCTCGCTATATTGTCTGACCATTTCATAATGGCCTTTATGAGGAGGTTTAAAACTACCAGGTACAAGAACAACTACTCTATCGTTTTTTTTTAAGTCCTCGATAAGAGAATCTATACGCGTGTCAAAGCCTTCTGCTAAGCCATAATCTACAACAATTTTACGGAGGATTTTAGCAACTTGTTTTGCGTTTTCCGGTTGCACATCTTGAGTAACTGTTTCGCGCTCTTCGTCTGTTAAACTAGTATTATCAAGATCTACAAATAAAGCTTTTCTTGCAAGATTAACATAAAATGTCTCACCTTCTGTTGTTAATGGTGTTGGTTCCTCTGGAGCGTCAACCGGGGGCGTCGATGCCGGTGGAGGTGCCTCAGGTCCTACTCCTGGCACTTCTCCTTCGGCCTCACCAGTTAATTTTGCTGGCTGGTCTAACGCTCTTATTGCCTTTTTTCGCTTAAACTCTGACTTTCTGACAAGTTCGAGATCTAAGGGATCTTTAGATCCCTTAGCTACTCTATCTTTTGCTCGAGCAATAGTATCCTGTGTCTCCTGCTTCTCTCTATCACTCTTTGTCGCAGGAGCTTTAAGCAGCTCATTAACCTTAGTAAGAAACTTACTCATCTTAATTATTTATAGCAATGAAACCTTATTTCTCACATCATTGAAATATGTTTTATCTAGAAAAGTAAGCTCATATTTCGTACAGTAATAATGTAATTTACTAAAATAATATTTTTTTGATTGTAATCTTATAAGATCTCGCATAAGACGTATACTTAATTCCTCCTTTGACCCATCACAATTTAAATTATTCTTAAATTTATTAAATGTCTCATCTCCCTGTAACGTTAAAACAGGGAAATTCTTAAGAAAAAACTTAAAAACAAAT